GTAGAAACCAAAGCCCGGAAGAAACTTATAATGCACAAAATACTGTATTTTGCGCTTTTCCGGGTCATCTTCGCGATAATTCCGCCGAATTGCCAATATTTGGCCGTTATCCTGACTAATTGTGACAACATATGGTATCTTAATACCCGTTGGCTCACCGTCATCGTCCGTATCTTCGTACCCCTCAAGGTCCAAATCAACATGACACTCCAAAATGGTGCAGTCATAATCAATCTGAGACGCCGACATGCCATCAATGTTGTCAATTTCAGTAGAAACCGAGTCACTTTCCTGCTGTGCAGGCAAAACCGGGATGTCCAGATAGAACCCAGCTACCTGTTTCTTCCGCAAATCGTTCAAAGACATACGGATACTCTGGGTTATATTGGGACAAGTCTCTAAATCTGACGTTTCATACGGCACAACTAGGTGTTCTGCCGGTATAAACTTACTTACAGCCCGCCCTAGCGTCTCATCATAGTAAACTTTCTTAAATGTGGACCCTGCAAGCGGCAAATAAAACAGCATCTGGTCCAGTTCAGGCGTATATTCCTCCATCACATTAGTGATGTAGTAGTTCATAAACTGCCTTACGCGCTGTGACTGCTGCTGTTTGTCCCTTGTTTCGCTTCCCACAATAGTAGTTCGCACGGGCCCGCTGGCTGGCAACAACTCATTGAACGCCTGCGCCTGAAACTGCGTAGCCGCCTCGGCAAGCAACGGGTGCGTAACCCCCGAGGCCCCTCTGAACGGCTGGGTCCTCTCCTCGTAGTTGAACCCAAGCAGTTCAAGACCGTTTGCATAAGCATCTTCCCAATCCTGTCTACTAGCTTTGTTACTATCGAACTCGGACATCAACTCCCCAGCAATGCGGCCAAGTTCGCGCTCCGGCATTTCTTCTGCCAAGTTCATGTAAAAATCGTCACTCTCACCGCGCTGGTCCTGCGGGTCAAAGTCCACGGTCATCCCGCCGTCTTCCTCCGGCGTAATCTCAATATCCATCCCTTCCGCCATGCCCTCAAAGGCTACGACGTTGTCCATGCTGCCGGGAACCTCCAGTTCCACCTCGGCGGCCAGATCTTCCGGATCAAGTTGTGACGGGACGTTCTTATCAATCATCCCGGCTATCGGTTCACGAGCCATATAACTTCTCCTTTGGGATTAACTTACCATAGGGCGGAACATATTCCTAGCTTTTGGCGCTAGAGAAGCCACGCCTTTAGGGCCGCGGCCCGTGGACCGCGCTACGTCTACCATGCTAACTACGCCGCCCTCTGCTTTACTGGGATACTCAATCTTACTTTTCAGGCCTTCCGGTATCTTGTCTACGTTAATCAGACCTTCGACATCGACCAGACCCATTTCGGACGGTGGTACAGTGCCAACATTTATACTTGGCCTGCCTTCGGGAATGGGCCCCATTGAAGCCTCCCCTTCTTTGGCGAACTCTAGGGAATATTCCAACTCTCTCATATCATTAAATGTGCCAAACCGGGTCTTCAGCGGGAACTTCGGGTTAGAGGCAATCAACGCCTCTTTCTCTCGTATCTCCGCAAGATAAGCAGGGTAGTCCATTTTTCGGGTCCCATGCATAACACCAGTTCCGGGTTGTATCTGTTTTACATACTCAAGCGCCGCCCCTGTATCCCCTCCCGGAGCCGCTTCCGTTGCACGAGCCCCTCTTATCGCTGCATCCATAGGAAACAACTTACGACGCTCACCTACCGGCATACCCTCTGTTGCCAAAGCATATGCCTCCTGCAAACGAGCCATAAACTCGCCGCGTGTTTTCATGTAATTCCCTTGGGCAGACGGCCCTAGTCTTAAACTACCCGTCTTCGGGTCTTTGTCTCGGTATACGTCAATACCAAGAGCTTGATAGGCCTCGGCCTCTTTAAACGCTTTTTCTTCTTTTTCCCTGATAAGGCGGCGCATCTCCGCCAACACCTCATCCCTATAAGGCATTTCGTCCAAATTAATACGAGCCGTACTGTTCAAGTTACCGGGCCACATTCTAGACAAATTGTCCGGGGCCGATGGATCGGCATTCTTTACGTTAAACCGAGCTTGCTCCACTATGTTTTCTAATAGCTTTGCATCGCCTTTAGGGCGTAACTCGTTAAAAAACTCAAATGGGTTAAAGCTTGTGTTGTTTGGTTCTGCCAAAGCTTCTGTGCTTTGGTACAGCATGAAGGTGTCCATCAATTTGTTAGGCACACTCTCCTTAACCAAGAACGGTGAACTGCCTCTAGGTAAATCCCCCCGTGTCTGCAACACATGCGCTATTTCATGCACCATCAAAGTAGACGTGTACCGGTCGTTCCCTAAGTAATCCGCTTTAATAGCAATCGTGTTGGTGGTGTCGTCCCAATGACCCCCAGACCCTTTTGGGAGCTTTTCTACAATTCTGAAATCTATCTCATCTCCTAAATCCGGGAATACATCAAAAAGCGGGTGATCCTCACCCATCACATCTTTTAGCTTAAACTTTACGCTTCTACCGTACTTGCCGCCACGGTGAAACTCTTCAACAAAATAGTTTTGGGGGTCCTTCAGCTTTTCAAAAGCGTCCATGACCTCCTTGCTGGACGGATCGGACTTACCCAAAGAAAACTTAGCGGCAATAGAATCGGGCAACAAACGAAGCATATTGATCTGCGTTAAGTTATCCGGGATGTCAAAAACCATCTTGGTTTCAAGCGGGGCATCCCCTGCTTCCCGGCCGGGTCTCGCGTCCACATTAATACGCATAAACCCGGTCTCTTCAAATACCTTGCGAGGATCCTCACCATCTTCCAAGCGCTTTGCCGCTATACTTTCCGCCTTCTTTATGTCCTTGGCGTACTTCGGATTAATCCCCGGCGTGTCCGCAGACGCCAGCATCTCCGTGACAGAGGTGTCTGGTAATGCATCATCCGGTAAAGGAATTAACTGACCATCCGGGGTAACAGCCTGCGGGCGTACATTCGGCAGATACTGCATAAAATCCTGTATGCCGCCAAGTAAGGCCCGTGAGCCGCGGGCCGTGATCGCCTCTCCGGCACCCGTGACACCGCCAGCCAATCTACCTAAATCACGATACCCCTCTAACCCCTCCGGTACAGCAGGAAAGAACCGTGAACCGAGGGCCTCGGACCCATACTCAGCCGCAACGTCCTGCATAGCAGGGTCCGCAGCCGCAAGCGCAGATGCCGTGGGCGACATAGCTAAAAGACGGGGATCTATCTTTGACGCGAGGCCCGTGGTCAACGCACCGATGTCCGCGAAAGAACCGCCTAAATCCGTTGTCGCACCCTGAAGGGCCCCGATGCCAAGCTCACGGTACGCGCCTTCCGGAGCAGGTTCGTACTGAAGGAAGTCGTCTTCCGGATTACTAGCCAATGTTCCGCCCCAAAATACGAGACATCTGTTCCACGATCCGCGGATCAAGGTTTTCCATAACCTGATTAGCAGACGCCTGCATACCTGCTTGCTTCAACAGTTTACCGCCAACAGCGTCGTCCCGGTCATTCAATTTAATCTTTGTGCCCATCTGGAACCCGCGCTTTTGTTCAAAACGCTGCTTCTCAATAGGACGGATCGGGAACTGCGGTTGGGCGAACCCTTCGTAAAAATCTAAGTCCCCGATGCCCTGCCCGCGGCCCGTGGCTGTTCCAATATCTTTGGGCGGGCTTTGGACCGGGGTCATGCCAAGAATAGGAAAGCCTCGATATTCCGTGGTCTCGCCTTCTGTGTATGAGGGGCGGTTGCGCTGGATGAACTCAACAAACTGGTCCATGTCTTCTTGTGGGATAGCTATGCCGCCTTCTTCGTAACCCTGAACAATAGAGTCAGGGAATCCACGTACATATGGGTCCTGACCTTCTTTCATGTACATTTTTGTTTCGCTGTCAGGGTAATTCAAGATGGCGCTGGCGCGGCGCTCTCTAAACTGTTCAATCTGGTCGCGTAGTTTTTCGGCTTCTTCATAGTGGTAACGCTTCATATCCAAAGATTGACGAATAGGAGCTTTGTCAGAATGAACGCTCTGAGCCGCAGTCAGATGGTCCATCATCTGCTGCTCCATGTCTTGAAGAAAAGCATACGAGCCTTCTTCTACTTCGGCAGGGGTCATAAAACGTAAGTCATCTACACCGGGAAGGGACCCGTCGTCCTGTAGCGGAACGTCACCGCCTTCCGCAAAACCTAGATATTCTATAAACGTCTGACCTTTTGGGCGCTTACCACCAACATATGTTTGAGCGCTACGGCTGCGATTAATAAAATACCCGTCAGAGGCAGAAGCTTCAGGGGCCCCTGTCATATAATCAAACGCATCAGAAAAGAAATCGCCTATGCCTTCTACGGCAGCCGCCCCAAGATCTACTACACTATCTGCCATTAGTAATACGCCCTAACTCTTACGTTGGTGTCTTCGTCATCCCAGTCATCGGACGGCAGTTGAACAAAGTTACCCTGACGATACCGCATCAAAGCCTGTGTCATGCTATCCACCAAATCATCATACTCCCCGTTTGGAAACGCAGCCACCTCTTCGATCATCTCATCCGCAAAGGTGGTGTCGGGGGCCCAGACCATACCAGCTTCAAACAAAGGTGACACAGAATGAACTCGGGTTATCTTATCATTACCCTTGCTCGGCGTAAAGTTAACAACTGGTATTCCCATGTTTCTTAATTCTTGAGTGAGCGGTAGACCAGAGGCCTTCGCTTCCACGATGACGGTGTCGGGGTCCCAATAATTATATTCCTCCAAAGCAACCTGCTTTAGCTCTGGAAAATCCCACCGGTCCTTCTTACTGTCCAAAAGAATTAGCGCCGGGGGTCCCCCAATCTCTTCTGGACGAAACACTCCCCACGTTGTGATAGCAGAAAAGTCAGCCGTCTCGCGTTTACTAAACGCAGTATCATAGCTCTGTATAACATATTCAAGATTTGGAACCTTGTCTTTCTCCCAGCGCTTCCACCACTGGCGAGGTATGATGGCGTTCTCTTCACCTGTTGGGTTCTGCTGATACTGAGCATTCCACTTGCTCGGCGGAATAGATGCGCGGACCGCGGTCAGGTCATCAAGGGACCAGAACTCCGGCCAGCAGGGTACGCCGTCTTCAAAAATAGCTGGTAGCTCGACAACTTCCCACTGGTCGGCCAAGGGATCTTTAGCCATAGCTTTTAAAAGTTGCCCGGTCATATCTTTTTCGGACCACCGAGTTTGAACCAGAACTATCGACCCACCCGGCTGGAGACGTTGCCGGGGGCCCCCAGTGTACCAGTCCCATGCATCTTCAAAACCATTCGCTGACATCGCAGTCTGCTCAGAGTGCGGGTCATCAATGATCACCAAGTCGCCACCACGACCCGCAAGGTTGGATCCGACTCCAACTGCATAGTACATCCCCCCAGCAGAAGTGTCCCAACGACCAGAAGCTTTACTATCAGCAGCCAATTTAACATTTGGAAACACCTCTCTGTATTCGTCACTATCCAAAAGGTTTTTTGTTTTACGACCAAAGTTGACGGCAAGCTCAGTGGTGTGTGTCGCTTGAATTATCTTCATGCGCGGGTTCTTGCCCATCATCCAAGCTGGAAACAGAAACGAAGCAAACTCCGACTTAGTGTGACGCGGTGCCATGTTGATGATCAAGCGCTTTAGGTCGCCACTAGCTACGCGCTCAAGCTTTTCTGCAATAATTTTGTGGTGACGACCAGCAATAAACTCAGGCCACATAGATTTTACAAAAGTTAAAAATTCTTTCTGACAAGCTTCATTTTTCTCTAACTGGGCGAGTCGCAGGCGAAGCTTCAGTTCCTGTTCGGAAACATCCATCGGGGGCCCCTTACGTTTACAATTTGTCGATAAAATATGCACGTTTTATTAACAGTTAACAAGCATTGCGTATTTGCCTAATAATTAGGCAATTGTTTCACGTGAAACAACCATATCGTTTTTCACATAATTATTTGAGAGAAACATGGCCCTTGCCCCCGTAGGCAGGCGCGTGGGCGGCGCGTCGCGGATCGCGGATTTTTGGCGGAATTCTGCGGAATTTGACCCGATAGCCGGGGGTCCCGGGCCGCGGTCCGGGTGCTGCCGAAACCCGGGCATTTTTCCCCGGCGCTGGCATCGCGGCCCGCGGTCCCCGGGCCGGGCATCATGGCCGCCGGTCCCCGGTGCGCGGTCCCCGGTCCGGTAGGTTTGGGCCATGGTCCCCGGGGCGGGGCCGGGCAAGCTTC